TTCCTTTCCGGCATGAAAAAACCCGCCGGAGGGCGGGTCGGGGCAGTGGGCGGGCGGGTGAAGGGCGGCGGTCAGCTCAGAATGGAGATCGGTCGTTTCTGGGCCTGTTTGATCAGGTAGAGCGGATCGGCCTTGATCATCTCGGCCTCGTTCGGTGCGCTGCGATCCGCCGTGTCATCGATCTTGGCAACCGAGCGCAGGACGCCCCGGGCGGGCACCGGCTGACGGCCGAGGGCGGCGAGATCGCGGCCGAGCCGGTCGATCAACTCAGCCTGTTCGTCGATCGTCGCCTGGGCCTTGGCGAGCAGCGCGCTGTGGCCCCGCTTGCGCAGCGTGCCGATCGACGCGGCCTTAGCGGCGGCGTCCTGCTCCGGATCATCCGGATCCGCGTCGTCGTCCTGGTTCGAGGCGTCATCGGCACAGGCCGAGCAATCGGCGCCGAGGCCGACGGCGGCGTCGTGGATCGCCTGGATCTGCGCCAGATCCGCCGTCGAATTCCGCGCCCCGATTTTGGCCAAGGCGGCGGGCACCCCGTCCGCCTTGAACATCTCGAATATCGCTTCCGGATTGGCCGGACGGTCGACCAGGCTGATCTCGGCGATGGTGCAGCCGGTCACCACATGCTTTTGCACGCTGTCGCGCCGGGTGACCTCGCCGCCGATCGAGAAGCCGGTATAGACGCCCTCGCGCACCTTGGCCCAGGCCGCTTCGTCGACCACCTTGACCCCGAGATACAGCCCCCGATCGTCGATCTGCGCGGTCTTGGCGACGCCGACCGCGGAGGGCTGGTGCATTTCGCGGATATTGCCGAACCGCATGTATTCGGGCAGGGCCGCCTCGACCGCCTCCTTGCGGATGATCTCGCCCTGGCGATCGAGCGCCTCGGTCGAGGCATAGCCGAACACCATATGCTGGTCCTGGTCGACTTTCGTGATCGGCGCGAAGATCCTCATGTCTGCTCCTCGGGAGTGGGATTGGCGGAGGGATGGGTGATCTGGCTCAAGGGCACGGCACCCGAGCCGGTGATGATGGCGTTACCGAAGCCGACCGGCGGCAGGCCCAGGCGCTGCCGCACCTCGTCGATCGAGACGACGCCGCAGGACAGATAGATTTGATCGATAGCGGCCTGTTGGCTGGGGTTTTGATCAGGCTTCCCGGCCCAGGCGAATTCGATATCGTCGTAGCCCCAGCCGACCAGGATCAGCCGGTCCATCAGGTTCTTGATCCAGCGCTGCAGCGGCTCCAGCCCCTCGTCGGTGGCGGCCTGCTGGACCGTTTGGGCCGTGGCGCGGTTGGTATGGCTGACGAAGGCGGTCGGCGGCACCGAGAAGGCAAAGCAGACGATCCGGGCGAGCCATTCGTCGAAGGCGTCGGTCAACGGATCGGGCTTCAGCAATTGCGTCTTCATGCCGCCCGGCACGAAGAGCAGACGCCGCTTGGCGGCCATATCGCCGGCCAGCAATTCGTCGAACCAGGCCTGCACCTTGCGGATCTGGTCGGGATTCCAGCTTTCGGGGACCCCGACCATGGCGGGAGGAATATTGCCCTCGGTATAGAAATACAGCTTCTCGATCGCCTTGCGCAGGCCGGTGTTGATGGTCAGCACGATCTGCTCGACCGGCGAGTAACCGTAGAGCTTGTGCGGCCGGAGATTGCGCGGCGCATAGATCAGCTCGTCGGCGGTGTAATCGACGGCAGGCAGACCTTTCAGCACCTGCTGGTAAGCGGGATCGGGCGGCATCGGTGTACGGCCGCCATCATCGATCAGCAGCTTGATCGTGGCGCCGTCGATCACCTCCAGCCGGGCGACACCGCCATCCAGCGAGCGGCGGATGTAGATGGTCGGCGCATCGATGACGAAGAGGTCCTCCAGCAACAGCCGCAGCCATTGCTCGCCGCTATGGATACCGTCCGGCGACCGGAAGAACCGCGTCAGTTCGGCGATCCGCGGATCCTTGGGGCCGCTTGACGCGACGGCGACGGCGTCGCCATCCGGATCGTCAGTCCGCACCCGAAAGCCCCATCGAAGAGTCTCGATCTGATCTTTCCGAGTTTCGATAACGATCCGGAGAAGGTCATAGGAATCGGCGAGCGCCCGGAGTTCGGCGAAGCCGACCGGCTCGTCGATGCGCGGCTGCTGCCTTAAGTTATAGCCGGTCGGATAGTCGAGGGCACGGCCCTCGGCCTCCTCTTGCGCCACCGGCGGCAAGGGTTGATTGGGGGAGAACCAGCCATCCGGACTGACGCCCCTCAGCGCATAGCGCAGACCCTGGGCGACCCGCGTGATCAGGCCCGGATCCAGCGGCGTGATGGTCGGTGATGCCAATTGACGCTCCGCTCAAGATAAGGATTAGGGACGGCGATCCAAGGCGGCGCGGCCGCGTGCGCGGAAAGCCTCATGCTCCTCCTCGACAAAGCGGAGAAAGCCGAGATCGGCCTGGAACTTCACGGCATGGGCATAGACCAGGCTGTCGCCTTTGTCGGGCGAGCGGCCGATGCGGCGTATCAGATCGGGCTTGCCTTCGATCTGGATGCCGCGCGGCCGCAGGCTCCAGCGCGGCGCGATGAGGTCGGCCCGCAGTTCCGGATCCGGCGGCAGGGCCAGCGCCTCGCCGCTCGACGGGTCGAGCGATTCGCGCAGCCGCCACCAATACTCAGCGCGCTGATTGACGAAGCTTAGCTGTCCGGATCGATCATGCGCCATCGATGCCTCGGCCCCGTTCAACGGGATCGCGGTCAGTCCAAGGCCGCGAGCCGCGTCGTAAACCGCCGCCCCGACGCCGATCACGTCGATGTTCACGAGGGTGCCCGGACCGACCAGCGGCAAGAGCAGACCGATCACCGCCGGGCCATCCGGCGTCGCCGCCCCGGGTTGCACGATCTGCCAATCGAACCAGGCACCGTGCCGCGCGGTCACCACGGTTCGATCCGCACCGCCTCGCGCCACATCGACGCCCAGCGCGCTGACCGGTCCCTTCATCGATGCGTCAACTTCGGCCCAGCGTGCTTGCGCCACCTCGATCCAGGCGGTCGGGACCACCTGATAGGGATCGTCCTCCGACCCCGTATCGAAGGCGCCTTCAAGCATACGGCTGCGCAGCGGTTCGGGCAGCGCCTGCAAGGTCGCCTTGTAGCCGGCGGCCATCAGGAAGGCATTGTCCTCGACGCGGGCACGGATGAAGGTCCGGCTATGCGGTCGGATCGTCTCGCCGGCATGCTCGATCGGCTGGTTGTCGGGGACCTCCACATCGATCCCGTCCAGGGCCGCGAACCAGCGTACCTCGCCGGGCAAGGCCGGTTTCGGATGGCGACGATCCAGCCAGGGCGCCCAGTAGCGGATGACCCAGTCGCCTTCGGCACCGGTCGGCGGATTGCCGGTCGCGACCACCCGGGTGCGTTGCCCCGCCTGGGCCGTGCGCAGCCAGCCGATCAGGAAGCGAAACTGCGCTTCGGTGAAATGCGTGATCTCGTCGAAGGCCTTCAGATCATGCGCCCGGCCTTGATAGCGGGCGACGTCGCCGGGCAAGGCCGCGGCGCCGAATTCGACCGTCCGGCGGGCACCGAGCCGCCACAGCCGGGTGGTGGCGTTATAGCGGCCGGCCTCCCCATATAGCTCGCGAGCCCGCTCCTCGATCCCCCGCAGTTGCGGGTATTCGCGGCGGAAGATGATCGAGCGCCGATGCTCGAGGGCCGCCAACCCCAGCAGCAGGTCGGTCTTCCCGCCGCCGGCAGCGCCGCCATAGAAAATACGGTCGGCGGCACAATTGAAGGCCGTGCTCTGCGGACCGGGCTGCGGCGTCCAGACGACGCCGGATGCCGAGCGGGAACGGCGGTCAACTTCCCCCTGGAGCTTCGTCTTCGCTAATCGCAGCCTCGAGGACGTCCATGAGGTAAACCAACTGTCCATCGGTCAGGCTTTCGATGCTGATACCTTCGCTGGCGAATTTGTCGCGCAAGGCGTTGTTGGCGCCGTTCGTCCGATCCGCCGAACGCGAGATGGGAGGTGCCATCCCCGGCCGGCCATGGGCTCGGGTCAGGATCGCCGTCGCTGCCGCGATCCGTGCGGAGGCGGTCACACCCGCATCCTTCATGACCTGAACGAGCGCGTCGATAGCTGCTTCGGTGTGAGGACGGGCCAATTCGCTGACCTCCTTCGCTACGCCAACGGGTGCCGGGGGAGGCTCGGCGGCCACCGGTTCCGTTTCTTCGATCACGACATCCACCGTCTCGGTAACTACCGGCTCGGCATCGACCGGTGGAGTTGTCGGGGCCGATTTCGGCCTCCTGCTCCGAGATGCCTTCTTTCCGACCGGGGTTTTCTCGATCAACACCGGCGACCCCTCATCTGCAGGAACCATCGAGAGGCCACTAAAAAGCCCGCCGCGGAGCGATCCGGGCGGGCGCAATTAGGAGCATCGAGGATTGGTATACGCCCGCTGTCAGCCAGACGCAAGAGGAAAAGTTCTTGTTTCGTTCTTTTTTTCTCGCGGCCGAAATTCAGCGCTGGACGGAGGGGTGTGCAGGGTGTCGGACGGAACGTCCGGGACGGGTCCGATAGACCGCGGATAAGGTGCTGAGCGCACCGATCAGCAGGCCGGTGGCACGATGCGGGTTGAGAGCGGCACCACCGCCCCAGCGTTGCCGGCGTGCCCAATCGGCGATCGGCATTTCGGCACCGATCACATACCAGGCGACCGAGCCCATCGGCGAGCCGAAGCCGCCGAGCCGCGCGATTACCGCGGCCACCCGTTCGCGGGCATCCTCGACCCGGTCGCCCGGTGCTTGAGCGCCGCCGGTCACCGGCATCCGGGCCAGGTCGGCCGCGCGCAACTCGTCGAGATGGGCGCGGGTGAAGTCGCGCCGGAAACGGTAGCCGGCATCCGCCCAATCGTCATCGATGATCCCGTCGCGCAGCAGCCGGGCGATGTTGTCGAGGGCGCGAGCAT